GGGGGTAGAGGTGGCACTCACCAGTTTCGGGATCGACATAGAGCAGACGGACGCCGAGCTTTTTTTGTTTGTCGGTGCGGAGCCTGCTTATAATAGTGCCGTTGTCTCTTCGACTCGCTTTCTTTACGTCAAAGTAGAGCCACTCTGCTTTGGGGGAAAGGGCTACAATATCAATGGGCCCTTGTTCCATGGTCGGTGTGTAAGTGTAGCACCCCTGAGAGAGCAGCCAGTCTACAGCTATAATTTCGCACCGCTTACCTTCGACATTTCGATAGTTGGGTTTTTTCATAAATAATCCTTTTATATCCCAGCCAGTTGATGTAGTGTTGCACAAGGGTCCAAGTAAGACAAGGAGAATAAGTTGGACAATACCAAATATAAATCAGTTGCAATTCCTAATAAGGTACATGCAGACTTGAAGAATCTGGCGCACAGAGAAGGGCGCACGATAGGTGGACAGATGGCACATATTGTAAAGGCGTACACAAAGCCATACAGCTTTGACGATTTTGCAAAAGAAGCCATTGACTTTGCCACAGACCCGAAGTAAAACACTTCTCTACTCCCGAAGGGGATAAACTTTAATCAAGGAGCAAGAACGATGAACGATGTGTTTTCGTTATTTGAAGAAGAGGCTGCTAACGCCAAGGCATTTGACCAAGTTAGTGAAGAGGGCACTACTCGCCTATCCCGTTTGATTCGTGAATCTCAAAAGGTTGACGATGAAATTAAACAGACGGAACAATTCCTAAAAGACCTGAAAGCCAAGAAGCGCGTTGTGGACGAGGAAGACATCCCCGCCCTGATGCAAGAGCTTGGTGTTGAAAGCTTGACAGTTGATGGTAACAAAGTCTCTGTCGAGAAGTTTGTGTCTGCTCGTATTCCAGATGATCGTAGAGACGAAGCTTATAACTTCCTGCGTTCAATTGGTGAGGCTGACATAATCAAGAATGATGTCGTCGTATCATTCGGCATGGGCCAAGACAATATGGCTGGCGCTGTGCTTGATGATCTTCGTAATCAGGGTCTTGAGCCAAATCAAAAAACACATATTCACCCGATGACTTTACGGTCGTGGGTGAAGAATCGTATCGAGTCTCAACAAGAGATCGACTACGACACCTTTGGTGTGTATGTCGGAAACCGTGCTGTTATTAAAAAGGGATAATTAACTATGGCTACTACAGCAGTTGCAGAAAAAGCGAATACAAGTCTGGCACCAGAAGGCTTGATGGATATCTTTGAAGAAAACGCTGGTGCGGGTTTTGAAAAGATCGGTCAGGAGCAAATGCAGATTCCGTTTGTGCGGATACTGCAAGCCCTCTCGCCGCAGCTTAATAAAGAAAAGCCTGAGTATATTAAAGGTGCGTCACAGGGTGATATCTTCAACACTGTGACGGGCGAGATCTACTCTGAAGATACAGGTGTGGTTGTCATTCCTGTGGCTTTTGAGATGAAGTATCTTGAGTTTACCCCACGCTCTGCGGGTGGTGGACTCGTGAGGGAACTGGAGTATAACGATCCAGATCTTTCTAATACTACTCGTGAAGGCGCGGCTGAAATCCTACCTTCAGGTAACGAACTTGTGCGTTGTCACCAGCATTTAGTGATGGTTTACAACGAAGAAACAGGGGATTATGATCCTTCTGTTTTGGATATGAAGAAGACTCAGTTGAAAGTCTCCAAGAAATGGAACTCGCAACGCACGGCCTGCCGAGCCGTGGGTAAGAACGGTCCGTTCATCCTACCTATCTATGGTACTGCGTGGCGGATAACGACTGTGTCCGAGAGTAACGATCAGGGAACGTGGTACAACTTTAAGGTTGCCCGTGAGACTGATGTTTCCAAGATGGGGCAGGCTATGCTTGCAGCCAAAGAGATGGCTGAGAGCTTCAAAAAAGGAGAGATTAAAACGGCTGCGGGTACATCCGATGAGATGGCCCAAGCAACTAAGGCTGCTGACGTACCGTTTTAACCAGTTGGGGTGTCACTTGGGCTTGCCGGAGCCTTTGTCAGAGGTGGCACCCCTTCCTTTTTGGAGATTGCTATGACCCTTGCGGAAAGGTTCATGGCGGCGTTTGCTGGTTTTGACGCTGCACATGGACGTACAGATATATCAGAAGAACGAAGAGCCGGGAAAACTAAAGCCAAGTCATACGTTGTTCGTAAACCGTTGACTGTGGAACTCGTGCAAGAACATCTCGACGGCAAGACTGGCGTCGGGTCCATACCTATTAATGAAGATAACAAGTGCAAGTTTGGTGCGCTTGATATCGATGTGTATCCATTAGATCACTCTGCTCTCATCAAGCAGTTATCAGAAAACAATGTACCGTGTATCGTGTGCCGTTCTAAATCGGGCGGCGCTCACATATTCTTTTTCTTTAAGGAGTGGTTCAGTGCAGGACAATTCAGAGACAAAGCTGCGGAGATTGCTGCTATGCTTGGGCATGGCAAGTGTGAAATCTTCCCGAAGCAAGAACAGGTTTTGGTCGAGCGTGGTGATGTTGGGAACTTTATTAACCTTCCGTACTTTCATTCGGAACAGACGCTCCGCCCAGCGGTTCTTCCGGACGGGGACGGGGCGACACTAGAACAGTTCCTCGACATGGTCGATGAAATTAGCGTCGATCCAAACGAATTTATGAAGCTGCCAATTGGTGGTGAGGTTAACCTATACCCTGACTACATACCTTGTGTCCGCTCCAAGCTGATGCTTGGCGTGGGTGAGGGTGAGCGCAACAAGTTTGCATTCCAGTTAGGTATCTTCCTCAAGAAGTATGATGAAGTGAACTGGAAGACTTTGCTTGAAGAACACAATGCCAAGGACTTCAAGCCGCCGCTTCCTGCGTCAGAAATCGTGACGATACAGAACCAAGTCGAGAAGAAAGAATGGGGCTACCTGTGCAGTGAAGAGCCGATGGCTTCGTACTGCAACAAGAACATATGTCGCACCCTGAAGCATGGGATCGGGGGCGGTGGAACATTGCCCACTATCAGTGGCCTATCGGTTGTGATGTCAGAGCCGCGCCTATGGTTCTTGGACATTGATGGCAGGCGACTGGAGCTTGATACCGATGAGCTACAGAATCCGCGCCTGTTCCAGCGGTCATGCATGGAGCAGCTAAACTTTATGCCTGAACGCGCCAAGGATGCCGACTGGCAGGTGTTGATCAACAACCTGATGGACAACTGCAACCAGATTGAAGTGCCAGAAGAACTGACATACAAAGGCCAGTTCCTTGACCTGCTTGAGTCATATTGTACCGGACGGGTGCAGGCTCAGACAGTCGAAGAGATCATGTTAGGCAAGCCCTACACTGACGCGGAAGAACAGGTGACTTTCTTTAGGCTGGATTCGTTGATGGAATTCCTGCGGCAGAAGAAGTTCGACAGCTACACTAGAGCACAGATCCAAGAGCGCATCAAAGAGATGAACGAAGGTGACGACTCACATGGTGTGAAGCGGTTCAAAACATCAAGCGGCAAGTGGAAGTCGGTTCGTGTGTGGTGGGTGCCTGAGTTTGCGGCAGAGGTGGAAACACCCGACGTGGTAATACAAAAGTCAGAGGTGCCGTTCTAATGGAAACAACAATTTTTGGACCACCGGGAACGGGCAAAACAACAAAGCTGATAAGCATTGTCAAGGAGTCTATAGCTAACGGCATGGACCCCAGCCGCATAGCTTTCATGTCCTTTAGTAAGAAGGCAGCGGAAGAAGCTAAGACACGAGCAATCGCAGAACTTAATGTAGATCATAAAGATCTAGTCTGGTTTCGCACACTGCACTCGCTGGCCTTTAGCTGGTTGGGTATGCGTTCACAAGATGTGTTCAAGGGAAGGGACTATCATGAACTTGGCAGTCTGGTTGGGCTAGACTTTCGTGCCAACGCATCGAACAACATGTCAGAAGGTGTGCTGTTCACCCCCGGCGCTGGCGGGGATAAGTACCTATCCCTGATCCAGATGGCTAGGGTTCGTGAGGTAAGCATCGAACAGCAGTTTAGTGACACGGCTGACCGCAGCTTGCACTATCAACAGCTTCGCGTATTGGACAAAGCCTATCGGGAATTTAAGCAAGAGCTTCGCAAGCGTGACTTTGTTGACATGATCGAAGACTTTATCAAGCAGGGCACAAGCCCACATTTTGATCTGTTGATTATTGACGAAGCGCAGGATCTAGCACCGCTTCAATGGCGCATGGTCAAGGAAGTGTTGGTGCCTAACTCAAAGAAAGTGTACTACGCTGGTGACGATGACCAATGCATCTATTCATGGATGGGGGTCCGTGTATCGGACTTCTTGAACGCCAGTGATCATAAGATAATCTTGGATAAATCCTACCGTGTACCGTTGTCCGTGCACCAGTTTTCTGACGACTTGGTCAACCGTGTTGCGATCAGACAAAATAAAGTTTGGCAACCCACCGAAAGGCAGGGGAACCTGTCATGGCACCGTGATATAATGGAGCTAGACTTAGAGAGTGGTGAATGGTTAATCCTAGCACGGACAAACTACATTGCGAATAAGATCTCCACCCGCCTCAAGGAAGATGGTTATCTCTTCTGGCGAGAGGGGGCTGGATGGTCCCTATCTCAAAATGTTTTAAACGGCATTGAGGTATGGTTAAAATTATGCAAAGGCTTGTCCTTATCAGCAGCAGAACTGAAGAACTTCTCGAAGATACTAAGCGGAAATGTTATTTCCAAATCTGGACGCAAGCTCCTAGAATCATTAGACCCAGAACACACATATACTCTGGACGACATCAAAGACAAATGCCAGTTGAACGCGACATCGGAGTCGCCGTGGATGAGTGTGTTGAAAGTGTCGGACAAGGAGATCGCCTACATTACGTCGGTACGTCGGCGGGGGGAGCGATTACTATCTGGCAGTCCGAGGATTCGGATATCGACGATACACAAAGCCAAAGGTGGCGAGGCGGATAACGTCGCCCTTTTTCTAGACTCTACAAAAGCATGCACAGAAAACCTTGACCAAGATAGTGAGGTCAGGGTTTTCTATGTTGGTGCCACGCGCACAAAAAAACACCTTCATTTAATCGAATCAACAGGACAATACGGATTTGCAGTATGACAAAAAATAGAAAAGATTTTCTTGATGAAGCAGAAAAACTAATCAATGGACCAAGGGCAAAAGAATATGGGCCAGCAAAGATGAATCATCAGCGTATTGCTGACATATGGACAATCCTTTTAAAGAATAAACTTGATGCGGATATTACTCCGCAAGAGGTAGTTGCCTGCATGGTTGGCGTAAAGCTGGCGCGGCTGGCAGAAGATATTACCAAAGACGATTCTTGGGTAGACATCATCGGATATGCAGCACTGGGTGGGGAGATTATAAATGACGCTAGTTAAAGAAGCAGAAAAATATTTTTACAAGGCCGATGGTTTCGATGAAGCTGTCATTGGCATTGCCGAAAGATGTGGCTCAGAACAAGTCATTGCATACGACGCTGAGAAGTGCCTAGACATTCTAATGGCTCAAGGCATGGAAGAGCATGAAGCTATTGACTACTTCAACTACAACGTAGCTGGAGCGTATGTAGGCGACAGAACCCCCGTATTTATTTTTAAACATTCAATAGAAGACATAGAGACCTATTATGAGTGATTCATATCAATATCATTTGTTGGCGCAAGACCTCAAAGATGTGGCTTGGGGAAAAACAGATAGTGACTGGTCACCACCTGCTTCTCTGCCTGACCTAACACAGTACGACAGGATAGCTGTTGACCTTGAAACAAGAGACCCAAACCTGACCAAACTTGGGCCGGGGTGGTGCCGCAAGGACGGGTATATCATCGGGATAGCTGTGGCAGCAGGGGATAGCTCTTGGTATCTGCCAATCAAACACGATGCAGGCAACCTGCCGCGTTCATCTGTGATGGCGTGGATGAAGAAGATGATGGCTACACCCAACATCGAAAAGGTAATGCACAATGCGTTGTACGATCTTGGGTGGCTCCGAGCAGAGGGCATAGAAGTTCAGGGCAAGATCATTGATACAATGGTTGCAGCGCCGCTGCTAAATGAAAACCGCCGCTGGTATAACTTGGATTCACTGGCCCGTGATTATCTGTCTGAGCGCAAGGATGAGAAGATACTACGCTCGGCTGCTGAAGAATTTGGTGTCAATGCCAAAAGTGATATGTATCGTTTGCCGTCCAGATATGTTGGTCCCTACGCAGAGCAGGATGCTGCTGTTACTCTCCGGCTGTGGGATCGGTTACGCACAGACTTGGTAAAGGATGAATGCACATCCATCTTTGAGCTAGAGTCAAGTCTGGTTCCTGTACTACTTGACATGAAAACACGCGGGGTTCGCGTGGACATGGACAGGGCAGAGCAGGTGAAGAAGGAGCTATCGGGGCGTGAGCAGGCTCTACTTAAAGAAGTAAAGGAAGAGACCGGGATCGCCATTGAGCCGTGGGTTGCGACATCTATTGCAAAAGCCTTCGACTCTGTCGGGATCAAGTACGCGACAACACCAAACACGGGAGCGCCATCTTTTACCAAACAGTTTCTTGCGAACCACGAGCATCCCCTCGCCAAAAAGATTGTGAAAATTCGTGAACTGAACAAAGCCAACACGACATTTGTTGAAACAATTCTTGAACATTCGCATAACGGACGTATTCATTGTGATTTCAATGCCCTTCGTTCTGATGATGGCGGCACTGTAACAGGCCGCTTTTCTTCAAGCAACCCAAACCTGCAACAGATCCCGGCTCGTGACCCAGAGATCAAGAAGATGATTCGTGGCCTGTTTATACCAGAGGATGGTTGCAAGTGGGGATCGTTTGACTATGCCTCTCAAGAGCCTCGTTGGCTAGCCCACTACTGTGCCACCTTGACAGGGGTAGATCGCCACCCACAGATTGACGATGTTGTTAAAATGTACCACGAGGGAGACGCTGACTTCCACCAGATGGTGGCTGACATGGCAGAGATCCCTCGTAAGGAAGCCAAGACTGTGAACCTTGGCATTATGTACGGCATGGGCAAGAAGAAGTTAGCTAATGTGCTTGACATCACAGAGGATGAGGCAACGTCACTACTCAATAAATACTATGAGCGTGTTCCTTTCGTCAAAGGTCTGGCTGACATGACATCTAGATATGCGTCAGAGCGCGGTGTTATCAGAACATGGCTAGGAAGAAAGTGTCGTTTTGACATGTGGGAGCCAGTATCATACACTTACAATAAGCCGCTGCCCATGGAACAAGCCATAAAAGAATATGGTGGTAAGGGTCGGATCCGCAGAGCCTTTACATACAAAGCCCTGAACAGGCTGATTCAGGGGTCTAGCGCGGACCAAACTAAGAAAGCCATGACTGATTGTTACAGCGAAGGGCTGTGCCCCATGCTTACTGTTCATGATGAACTTTGCTTTAACATTGAGTCACAAGATCAGGCTGACCGCGTAGTCGAAATCATGTCTACTTGTGTACCTGATTTAAAGGTTCCGTTTGATGTCGATGCGGAGCTAGGTAACAACTGGGGTGAAGTGGGATGAAAAAATATGTTCGAGGCAATGGTACTGGTTTGCCTATCTGGTAACCTAGATAATTGTTTTGCGGCTGATGACACACGCGGCCCATACAAGACTATTCATGAGTGTGTTGACAGAACCACTGAGATGGCAGCGCAATTACTTACGATAAATAAAAACCACATTGTGATGGGTGTGCGGTGTGATCCAGTTCAGCGTTCCGGAACTGGGGCCTGACAGGTTTCACCCTGACAACAATCATCAATCACAGCTTTACAGTAGTGACATTGCCCGTGTCCGTGCACTTGAACCACTTTTAGGGGTGATTGACAGCGCGGACAGCGATTCTCAGGGACTTGAGGGTGTAATGATACGGTCATCTTAAACGAGCTCGACGAGAATTGATGTTTTTATTTAATGTTTTCAGTGATTTGCTAAATCACGAATTCGCTTGACCAAACGCTTTGCGCGGTTCGGAACCTGATCATGCCACCTAGAATCAACCATTTCATCGGCGGCGCGGTGCCAATCCCTTTCGTCTATACCAGCCTTCATGCCTTTAAACTTAGACAGGCGTGGGTAGCCGAGGTTGAAGCACATGTTGGCTATGACCAACTGAGCCTCTTCTGGTAGTTCATCAAAATCGTCATATAGTCTGTGGCAATCTTCGATGGTTACGAGGATGTCCAGATCAAATGCCTGCCGCACCCGTTCTTCTGATACAGATGTGCCGACTGGTTGACCATGTTCCGGATCAGCATCTTTGATTAAATGACCGATTCCAAAAGTTGGCAGGCCAAGATGGTCCAAATATATTTCGTACTTGCAGCCTTCATCGTCTGCAAGCTCTTCGCGTAACTGATTTTTGTTCATGCTATTCTCCGCTGCCTTGCAGCTAATGCTTGAGCTAACGCCTGATCTCTTGGGTCAGGGTTGACTATAGGATTTAATGCGCTTGGTGTAACAGCCTGCGGAGCCATGGATTGTGGACCGGGAGCCGGGGGCTGTGGTGCAGAAACTGGCTGTGACTGCATCATAAATGTGTCAGCGTTTATTTGTGGCGCTTGTTCTTGCACCCTACTTCCTAGAGACGGTGCAGCTTCAAACGCATCTGCTGGTGTTTCCTCTGGGAAGTCTGGATCAATAGATATGTTTTTAAGATCAGCTTCCAATATACCCAACAGACCGTAAGGAATCTCGTGGCCTTTTTCTTGACCTTCTTCCAACTTGACCTTGTTAGGTGAGTATGGAATATACCTACCGTTCATGATTGCGCGTATTTCTTCTTTACCCAAACGCTCCTTACGCAAGATATCTTCAAGCTCATTTCTTGAAATACCTAAATTTTCTAGAGCACGGGCCTGAACTGCGAAGTCCCTGAACACACGCAGTCTTGCCTCATTGGCTGCGAGATATCCTCTTACATAGGCATCTTCGTCTGCAAATTCCATGTTTACCACATCATTAAATAATGTAGCTGCTTGAGAGCGGCGCTCTTTAAATTCATTTGCTTTAAACTTAGCGACACGTCTTGAATCGACAGTCTGTGTTTGCAAGCCTGACAATGCGCGGAATATTTCAGATGGCGCAGAGTATGTTCTTCCTGTGCTTGGCTCAACTTCACTGACCCCAAACTCAGTTTTTGAAAACAAGCTGCGTGGCAAACGTGATAATTCTATTTCAGAAAAGTCTGCGCCCACAGGTGCGCGGAAAGGCGTGATGTTGGCTGGACCCATTTGGTTTAGAAGATGAACCAATGACCGTTCAATCTTTTTACCCATCGGCTCAATCTCACGGTACACTTTTGCACCTGTCACTGTTTCACCACCCCGGCCCACTATTGGAAGACCTTTAGGTAACACGTCGTTCAATGCACCGAATGCAATAGACTCAGTCGTAAATGGATCTGCGAAATCTTTAAATGCAGCCCACGACGCGGCGGCAAACTTTGCAGGGCCGTCTTTGGACAGCTTATTACTTTCATCTAGACTGTTAAGAATAGCCTCTGCTGGGCGGATCAGCATGTCGTATGGGTTAAAGTGACTGTAATCCATAACCACGAGATCACCATTTTCATCTCGGCCCATAGGTATGAAGGTGGCGTTTCTTTGATATGGCGCTGCTAACACATTAACAGATTCCATCTCTTCTTCGCTGACACCAGCAAGGGTCATAGCCGTGTCTCTTATAATAGGCCCTGCCACATAGAATGTAGACAAAGAAGACATCAGGCGGCGCATGCCTATCTCACGGATAGCTGCATCATCACTGCTCAATTCTTTCATTGATGTCTCAAGCGTATTGAACCCTGTACGCATGATCTCAGCAGGGAATGCGATAAAGTTACCAAATGGCATGCCGCGTATATCTTTAATAATCTGTGGCACAAGTTCGTAGTTTGGAACAAGGTTACGAACATTGTCGGCAGCTTTATTTTTAATAGCCTCTTCCACAGTCGCAGCTTCTTCGTCGCCTAAAAACTTCTTAAATCTGTTGGTGGCGGTATCAACACGGAACTGATAATCTCTGTCATTCATTCTGCCGCGATTGCTACGGATGTCATCTATAATATTTGTATAGGCTTCCCTCAGTTTTGAGGCCTCGAACTCATAATTGTATATCTTCCATACATCGTCACCTGCGCGATATAAATCTGCGGCCTTGCCCATGAACTGCATGAACATGTTGCGGCGATTCAATCTCTCAAGAGACGAACCACTAAGTCTCGGCCCTGTTTCCGCCACATCAGAGACTAAAGCATGCTCACCTAAAACGGCATTGTTCCGTGGATCGGTGCCCTTGCGTAAGTTATCTTGAATCTCTCTAAGCTCGGCGCTGCTGCCAATAACACCGCGCCGCTGTAGGTCAACCAGATAATCAAGACCCTGATCTGTAAGTTCATAGTCCGCTGTAAGGAGATTGCGATTTATTAAGTCACGAAGAACAATGTCCACGGACTGCCCGAGGCTGGCCCCCGCTCCAACATTACCTTGAGCCGCAGCAAACAAAGAAGCTGATGTGAAGTTCCTGACCTGTGTAATAGGTGACAAAATTGTCTTGTTGAACTGTGTGATGCCTTTTAGCTTCAACATACCAGCGTATACGTTGCGGAGAATATTTGTTAAACCATATTCATCGTCAACAACAGTCCTAGAAAGTGACCGCCACATAGCATCTGGAATAGCTATGTTGTGCATAGCACCAAAAGCGCTTTCGGCTTGGCCCGGATCTTTCTTGATCATATTGCCGCCCGGATCTGTGCGCCCGATAATGTGATAGCCTTTTGTTCTTAGGTCAGCCATCACGGTTTCTTCTGCATTGTCAATTGCCTGCTGCAACTGGCGAAGTCTACCTTCTGACGCGCCTTGTGCTGCCGCCGCATCAAGCTCCAACTGTAGCTGTTCTTTGCGTTCTGCTACACGATCCATGACGTTAATGTAACGTGCGTTACGTTTAGGGCCTATATCTGCGATTGTAGCCGCTGGGTTTTGCTGTCTTAATTCAGCCAAGGCAAGACGCTCGGACTCAGAGGCAAACTCCTCACCGTACCTGCCTGTTCTTTCTATGGCCTGTGCAATATCGTTGTCTGCAATCTGGCGCAGTCTTGTGTAGAATGAATCGTTTGCGATAAATGTGGACAGGTCTGACACTGTGGAAATGTATGCCTCAGTTGGGTTTTTTGTCTGCCCAAGAATCTCTTTAAGTACAGGACTCTCAACCTTACGCCTGTTTAAAAGCTGTGTGTTCAACTTACGTCTTGCTACCCGACCCATAAAGTTGCCACGTTTGCCCATGCCTGACGGTGTCTTTTGAAGAACAAGACGAATGTACTCGCGCATCTGACGCTCTGTTATTGTGTTTAAGGTCTGTTCGTCTGTTATCTTTAGTGCGTTGTCGTCCATCAGTGTTTCTTTGATGTGGTTAAACACTGTGCGGTCCTGAGTTCCACCGTTCATGCTGCGGATCAAATCAAATATCTCACGCTCACGAGCAGACCCCGCAGCTATTTCGTAGGCTGGGTTTTCATAAGCAGCATAACGCTGGCGTAGATACCCACCAGCTTCAATATTTTCTCTAATGACCTGCATCAACTGCTGACGGCTTTGCTTCCCCGGTGCGGCTGTCTCAGGCAGCGCTCGTACTGCACCTGTGTCTAGAAGCTTTTCGGACAGGTCATCAATGACTTTTCTTGCAGACCTGTACGCGGCGTACAGTTCATCTGGCAAGCCATCCGGACGACGACCTGTTTCAAGAACATCCATAAAACCGTTTAGCAAAGACTGCTTTGTAATACTGGTTTGCTGGCGTACCTCTGGTGTATTTAAATATGCATCAATCTTTTTTTCTATGTTTTTTAATTTTCTTTCGGCGATTTTAACATCGCCTTCAACAGCAGCATTGATTAAAGAGTTTATGTTTGCAGCTTGTGGGTCAAGAAATCCACGATATCTAAGATTGGCGAACAGTCCGCCAAGCATTCTATCTATTGCGCCCAGTTCTACTTTGTCAAGTATTCTGGTCTCTTGCTTTAATATTTGTTTGGTGGCTGCGTTTATTGCGGCCCTTGCAGCAGGGATAGCTCCCACGGTAGCAATGTCCGCTACAGTTGTACCACGCGCTCTTTCAACAAGCCGCTGTGGCAAATACTGCGACAAAGGAATTTCAAATCCCCTACGAGATAAAAAATCTGACGCTGTCTGGATAGGCCTGTTAGCTCCTACTTTTGACAAGCCTTTAAATACCGCGCCAAGAACAGGTGGCAGTACAACCGTTCCGATCCCTGCTTCTGTTGCTAGAAGCATACGATCTAGAAGCTTCATTGAAATTCCTTCGTATGCAGACTCCCCAACAACCTTTTCTGGGGAACGGTCAGGGCCGAGTTCAAAGAAGTCATGCAAGCCTTGAGTGTCGTCGGTAGACACAACAAAATCAACGGCACCAGCAGCAGCAGCCTGCTGTCCAACAAGTGTAAGTTTTTGTCTTCTTGTCAGATTAGACTTACCCTTTCGTGCTATATCGATAAGTTTTTTGCGACCAAGACGTGTGGTCTTTTCCATTGCACCCGCACCCTTGATGCCGGGTAAAACAAATTGTGTGCCTATTTCTGCAATCTCACCAGCTAATGTTTCTGGTTTTAAGTTGAGATATTCTCTGGCCTCTTCAAACGCATCAGTAACTGTATCTGTTATAGGTGTGCTTGAAACAGGCGGAATCATTTCGCCTTCTTTAACTTTGTCTTGAGTAGCAGCGGCTATGAGCGGGTTGCCCATGCCGTACTTTAAATCAGAGTACATACCGAAAAGCTCAAGTGTGCCTTGAATAGCTTTGGTCGCACCGCTAGCCCCACCAACAAAAATGTCACCCAATAAGTCTCGACCACTTGTTTCTTTTACGTCAAGGGGGACAGTTGGGGTACGATCAACAGACTCATCAATTGCTTCATTGCCGCTAGTACCTGTAGTGTTAGCGGTAATGCGTCTGTCTTCAAGGATAGCTTGAATTTTTGAAGTTGCCTGTTCGGCTGAAAGATCTTCGTTAAACTCGAAGACCTCTCCGCCGTATTTCCACTTAGCCATTTAAAAACCTATTCTACTGGTTGAGCCAAGGTAGCATTTGGTCTGGCGAATTCTATAAAGGCCGTTTGTCCTTGTAATGCTTTTTGAGCTTCACGATCTAACCCGCCAGCAGGCACTTCTATTTTTGCGCCGTTTCTATCATAGAATGTGATACCAGCCGTTACACTGTTTTGTATAACATAGTCGATCATTTCTTTGGATGAACTTTGTGCGCCGTATGCTCTGGCGTAAGGTATAAGTACAGCAGGGCGATCTTTTGGATCAGACGGCAGATTAGCCTTGCCTATTTGGATGGCTGCGTTTTTAGCTATGCTGCCTGCGGAATCACCCAAATGTCCAAAGTCAAGCATGTCTACAACACCTGAATCTGAAGCGACATTAGCAGACTGCATTAGGTCTGTGATTTTTGTAGCGCCCTTGCCTGCTAGGTATGATTCATAAATACCTCTACCATCTTCAGTCATTGTCATACTGTCCGGATTAGCAAAGTCTATAGCATCAAATCCTTCTGCTGGTTTGATATAATCACCCGCCGCTAGCTCACGAAGAATATCTGGGGTCTGCGCTGCCAAGGTAGCTTTTAGTGTTTGATCAAATTTATTTTTATCAAACGCAAGCTTTTCCCAGTCCATGTTTGCCTTGTTCATCTCAGTTATGAACGTGTTTTCTAACGTAGCAAATTTTTCTTCTTGCGCTAACTTTAACTGCATCATTTGCAGTTCTTCGCCGCGCATAGCCTGCGCTGCCGTAGCCAAGGCTTGTGCCTTTTGAATTCTGTTAGCACGTTTCATAAGGTCAAGGTCACGATCATCTTTCAAAAGCGTCAGCTTCATAGCAGCTACCTGCCTGTTATCTTCACGCTCTTGATCAGTAATCTTTGAAATATCCTTGCCGTAGCTTTCCAACCCAAACGACAAACCTCTAGCAAGATTGGTGATTGTGTTTTCACTCTCACCTGCTGCTGTAGCAAGACCAGCCTTCATTAAAGACATCCAGAACGCTGTCTTGCGATCTTCGTCAGCAGTTTCTTTAATGCCTTTCTTATCGAAGCCGAGTGCCTCAAGTGCTGCATCTTCGTAGTCTGCCAAAGAATAATCACTGAATGCTTTAGGCTCTTCATCCATCGCGGCGAACAAATCATCATATGCTTGATTAACAGACTTACCTGCAATCAAGATATCATCTTTTGTGGGTGCCCCTCTCATAATTCTTTCGGTAGACGCACGAAGGGTGTTGATATTACTTCTTAGGTCTTCGCCTAGTTTTTTAGTACGATCTGCACCAAGAGCACTACTGTTTGATTCGTTTATTTCGTCGCCCGTAGTTTTCTTTTTCTTTTCTTTCAAATCTGCATTTGAAGCAGCCAACAGTGCAGCTTCTAGCTCATCTGGAGATTGAGACATAAGCGCAGCATCTGTTTCTGTTATTTTAGGGTCTCTTCTAGTAAGAGGCGCTGGTGGGCGGGTGCCTGTTGTACCATAGAACTCAAGGTCAGGCCCAGTGACTCCAGCCATAGGATCGCCTATAGATGTCCGCACTGCGCGTACTGGATTAGGCCCTGTCGTCATAAAAGGATTTTGATTTCCGTAGATAGCAGGATTCTGTAGTACATTAACCGAGCCGCCAGTCTGGAAACCCGGCAGTGGACCTTGGTTCATGTTCCGTCGTGCAGCTTCGATCATCTCAGGTGACGACGCCAAAATACCCATAGGTTGACGTGACATACCGGGCTGCTGTAGCCGGAACAATCTGCGCTGTAACGGGTTCATGATACCCCCTAACCAAACATTTTACTAAAGCCGCCAGCCTGACCGACTGCGCCAAGACCTGCCACACCAAGACCAAGCAACTGTGATGTTGTGCTTGGCGGTGGTGTTGTTGAGGTCTGATATGTGGACTGCAATGCTGGAACACCACGGAAGATGTCTGACATAAAACCAACCTGCTGGAATGGCAAAGCCTGCTGTGCCAGCAAGTTGCGCCGTGCTACATCTAGCTCTGCCTGTGACTGCTGCTGTGTCATGCCGCCGAGGCCAAGCAGTGTGTTGATGTCCTGAGTACCAAGCTGCTGACCCAACTGTCCGAGGCCCGAGAACAAAGCTGAACGCTGACCTGCCAGTTGTTGCGCTTGACTGAAACCCGACTCTCGAAGCTGGGCTGCTGTACGCGCCTGCTGTTCCAGCGTACCACGGGCCAGTTCACCAGAGGCTACGGCTGCACGGGAACCACCAAAGGCCCCTGCGCCAGTGGCCTGACCAGCCAGTTGGTTTTGCTGCATAGCACCACCACGAGCAATATCTTTCATAGACTGATCAATCACGTCCTGTGTAAAAGGACTCATAAACTGCTGGTAGCCCTCTGGTGCTGCCAGTGCTGCGGCTGCCTGCATATAAGGCTGATAAGCACCAATACCCTGCAAGCCCATTTGTACGGCTTGCTGTTGTTCTGCGGATAGACCAGCTAGCTGTTCTGGTGCGTAAGGCTGTGACACACCCTGTAGTGCCTGTGCCGACGCAAAAATATCTTTCAGGAACTCTTCCTGAAAGGGCGCTAGTCTTTGTACCTGTGTTACGGTTTGTGAACTCATTATGCCATACTCTCTAACTCAGCCATCATATCATACATTCGTGCTGCTCCGATATCCCTATCTCCATTTCCTGCACCACGAACTGCTTTAGCTGTTAATACAAATTCACCGTCGGATAGTCTGGCTGGCACAGAGTCAGAGGTCCCTGTTCCGGGGCCCGTGACTTCACCACCCATTTCATACTTGAAGCTCTTTTCCCGAAGCTGTAACAAC